GAACTGCTCAAAGCGAAGCACCGGCATCGCTTGGAACAGGATCTCCTTCGACCAGATCTGCTGAATGGCGGGGGAGAGAGTAGCGTCCGACGAGTAGCCGGTCGTGGTGACCGCCGAAAGGTCGGCACCGGTAATCGCTCCACCCTGAGGTGCGGGAAGGGCCATGGTTTTATCCTCCGTAGGATATTTAGTGGTTATGAGTTATTAGCGACCTCGGAAAGAGGCTGATGCCAAGAGCCTGTCTCGGACTTGTGCGTACTGCTCCATCGACATCCCGGCGATATCCGCCGAAGTGAAGGTCTGCTGCTCCGTCATATTCTCCAATGGCCCAGTTGGGGTTGATCCCGTTGCCGGGACTCCCCGCAAGCGCTGCTGCTGTTGCGGCATAGCCTGCTGGATATTCTCCACAATAGCAGATGTGCGAGCAACTACAGCCGAAATTGCGCTCTCAATCTCATCTTCTGAGTTTCCCTTGATGAAGTCAAGGAGTTCCGGCATGATGTTGTCTTGCTCCTCCGCAATGCGGCGGGACTTATACGACTCCAATTCCTGAAAGCGACGCTCCTGCTCAAGGACCGCCTTCTGCGCCTCAGACTCCTGCTGGAGAGCGTTGAACTTCTCCTCCCACTCCTGCTGAGCAGTGTTGATGCGCTGTTGGAATTCGTCTTCCTTCTTCATGAGAAGTTCCTTGGCGGACATCTCCTCTTCTTCACGAAGACGACGCTCTTCTGCCTCCTTGGCAGCGAGTTCCTCAGCGATGCGCTTCTGCTCTTCACGCTCGTGGTTGAAGACCTCAACTTGCTCCTGCAACTTGGAGATCTTGTCGTACAACTTGTCCTTTTCCTGACGGCGGATGGCCTCGACCTCGTCCTCGGAGAACATCCGAGAGTTCTTGCTCACCTGAGCGGGGGCCGGAGCGGTTTCCTGTTCAACAGGAGCCGCCGCAGGGTTATCAATGGTGACAGCGTCACCGGTCTCATTACCTGACATGGTTAATACCTCACGTTGTCGTGCTTATATGTCTGAAATGGGTTCCGTATGGTTATTCCGTATTAGGCGTATGTTTAGTCTGAGTCGGGGACTCGTCTTTGGGCGAGATTCGCCCCATACGCTCTCTGCACCAATTGATTTACTACATCACCGGAGGGTTGGACCCCCGGCAATACTCCCGATCCCTCTTCTGCGGAACCGGCAGATGTTACGTCGGAGCCGCCTGCGCTCTTTACGTCTGACGCAGGCTGCGCTCCTTCGGGTGTAACCATACCCGTTAAAGCCATAACGGACGCGGATATCTGAGCGCCAATTAACTCAAGGGCACCCTGATCAAACGCATCATCGCGGAGTTCCTCAGAAACCTCCGCCATCTTCTCATTCGGGAATTCCTCGCCAAGGGCACGCAGAGCGCCACGCTTGGACTCCAGACCCATCGCCATCTTCGCCTGCAACTCGTTGAGTTTGATCAACTGGTCGACGGGGAGCGGATCAGGCCAATGGATAGACGTACGATATGTGAGCGGGTCACGGGGGTCGAGCACCTGCAACTGATCAGGCTCTGGGAATGTCGCCTCGGCGGGGTTCCACTGGAGCGACTCCGGTTCGTGAACGGCCTGTGTGCGGATGATGAGTTCGTTCAACTGAACGAGGCCCTTAGCAAAGTGCGTCCGCTTCATGTAGTAGCGGTTCATCATCGGCTGATACTGAATAGCCAACGCAACACCCGAGGTATTGGAGATCGGCTGAGTTTTACCAAGAGCAGTCTCAGGCACACCAGTGATCTCGTGCATCGCCTGCTTGATGACCTGCACGTAGTTCAGCGCACCAGCCATCTCACCGCTGGACTCAAGGTTGTATACCCGAGCCTTGTCGGGGAGACCAGCCCACACCTTCTTGGCACCACGCTCCAACTGTGAAGCCTTAGCACCAGTGATAATGGTTACGGGGGCGCTGTGGTAGTTGATGATGTCCGAGATCTCAGTCATCTTCTCGTTCAACTCTCGGTTGAGCGGAATGATGTCCCAGATGTCAGCCTGCCCCCACGGGGACGACGAGATGCTGACGTTCGGAATATGGATGACCGGCACCTTGCCGATGGGGTTCTCGTACTGGTCGATCAACTCATCGTTGATGTACTGCTCCACCGTCTCATCGGTGAGGATCTCAGTGAAGGTATAGACCTGACGAGTGCCCTCGGGGCTGGTGCCCCAGAACCGGTACTTCAACTTGAACCTGAGGATGCGGTCCCTGTCGTGAGGGTGATATTCGGGGAAGCAGTGGGCGGGGTTCAGCGGAATAATACGGGTGCGACCAGAGTGGACGACTCCGAGAGTGTCCTGCCAAGGCTGTTCGTACGCCACCTTGACGAAGCAGTCGCCAGTAACACCGGCCAACTGCCCCATCTCCCAGAGCACCTTGCCCTTGTCGTTATCGACTTCCCACACCTTCTGAAGAACGTGGGGAATGATCGCACCAGTTGCCTCGGGGGTCTTGAACTGGACTCCCTTACCGAAGCAGAAGTTAGTGATGTAGTCCGACATGGTGCGGACGTAGTTCATGGCAAGATTAGCCTCGCCCATCTCACGGCGGTGCGACCAGTGGTGGCCGAGGTACCAAGCCCAGCAGGCGGCGTAACGGTTTAGACGTGGACCGTGAACCTCAAACTCTTCGTCAGCAAGTTCGACAAGTCCAAGCGGAGAAATAGCGACCGTTAGGTCGCTGGAACTCGCTCTATAACTTGGACTCCAAAAGTCAACAGGCACTAGTGGCTCCCGTCAGAAATACGTACTGCCTAAATGCTAGCACACTACTTCTTTGTCTTCTTGGCCTTCTTGGCGGCGTTCATGTTATCCACGAGATTGGGGTAGGGGCGACCGGCCTTCTTAGCAGAAGCCTTAGCCTTGGCCTTCTGCGAAGGGGTCAACTTCTTATCCTTCTTTGTGGGGTCTTTCTTATCCCAAACCTTCTTCTCAGCCATTACTTCTTTCCTCTGTTTCGTGCGCGATTAGTGCTGGGATCTTCCTTGACCAACTTGCCGTCTTTGGTGTGGGACAGGTCCTTACCACCCTTACCGTCCATACCACGGTCACGTCGGGCCTGCTTCAACTCAGTCCGCTTAGCCCGCTGTTCCGGCTTCTTATTGTTCTTAGAAGTCGTGGCGTTCTTCTTCTTACGAGCCTCTGGGTTCTCCTCGTAGTACTTAGCGGACTTGCGCTTCTGTGAACTGGGAAGTTCTCGGGGGGCCATTACCACTTCACCTCCTGATTACTCGCCACTGCACAACATACTGCAATGAACTCGTCCTGTGTGTACTTACCCTTCATCTTTGCTTTGCTCACCACTTGGTTTTATCGGCCCAATAAGCGGCGCTCATCTTGCCTTTTTTGATGTTGGCACCGTGACGGGCCTTAAAGGACGCACGCTTCTTCTTCATCTTGTCCGACTCGCCAGCCTTGGGCTTACCGGCGGTCTTGGCCCCCTGCTCACCGAAGCGGATCAACTTGACCTGATCGCCTTCCTTAGCCAGCACAGCGTGCGACTTAGTGGCGTGGCCGGGAGTCTTCTTGGGCTTGTTATAGCCCTCAAAGGTGATACCGCCACGGGTGTACTTGGACTTCTTATCTTCAGCCACGGTTACTCCTAAATGGTCGTCTGGGTGACCTTTTCGATCACCTTACTATCCTTACTATAACCGCCACACGCCTTACACTGCATGATGCGGTACTTCCCGGTACGGGTCCGGTAATAGCGGTTGACGACGAGATCCTCGTGTCCACAGCGGGGGCAGGCGTCCAAATCACCGTCGTAGAGACCCTGATGGGGATGGTTCTTGATCCATGGGAGCAGACGCTCGTACACCTGTTCGGTCAGCACAACGTCCTGCATGTTGTACTGCTTCATGGTGCGCCACGCCTTTTCCTCGTTACGCATACACCCGACCCACAGGTCGAATCCGTCGTGTTGGATCTTAGACCCGATGCCCAACTCCACAGCGATGTGCTGAAGTTTGTTCGATGCGAACTTGAAGCGCTGCTTGACGACGGAGAGAAGATCGACATCAGCGTAGTGCGAGGGTGGGGGCATATCAGCCAATACGAACTCCCTATTGAGATGCTTCATATCGAATGACTTGCTGTTATAGCCGACGACTACATCAGCCTCATCGAGCATCTGCCACGCCCGTTCGATCATGGCGTCGTGGCCGTCGTGGTAGTCAGAGGCGAAGTGGACCTTCTTCTCTCCGTACCACTTCGCGGCCCAAGAAAGAACGGTGCCGAACTCCTCGACTTGGTTGAGGCCGACGTTCTGGTCCCACAGCCCCCACACGTACGCAAGACTGGGGCGCGTCTCAATATCGATGGTCAGGATCTTGATGCCCAATGGAGCACCTCCTTGTGGCACGGGTCACACCCAGTGTACAACGTGGGGTGAACTCAGGAGTGGATCAGAACTCCAACCCAAACTCTTCAGCAGTCTTACTCTTCTTGAACTGCTGTGAAGAAACCTTTTCTGCGGGCATAGCGGAAGGGTTGGGGACGACCTTGCCACCAACGGACTGGAACAACCGGTTCTGTCCCATAGATTCCACTGGTTCCTTCTCCCGCTCTACAACCCAAGTTCGGGATTGAAAGTTGGAGGGAAGTTCCCAGTTCTTGAGAGCGGCACGACGGCCAGTCATCTTCGCAGCGGCGTAGCCAGCATCAGTATTGAGCACACCCTCGTCAAGTCCGGCACTGCGCGTATCCCACGTGTCTACCGTGTAGGAACCAGCCATGCCTTTAGTAAGGGTCTTATCTTCAGTGCCCATAAGAAGGGCCTGCTCAAAGTTGGGGACTTTCTGGGATTTGGGACTAGCGATCTCGATAGGAGAAGTAGTCGGCTTGAGCAAGTGCTCACCTGCTTTGCGCATGGATTGGGCAAGTGCCTGACCGGGGGCGGAAGCGGCGGCTTCTATAGCCGAAGACGGTGAAGCATCGGGCTGGCCAGCAACAGCAGAGAAGGCGCTAGCGGCGCTCTTAGCCGACTCGATGTTAGGCATCTTGTAATCCGTAGTACCCGGAGCGCCGCCTTCATCCCACGCGGTTCTCGGGCTGGTGATAGCGACCGTGCGAATAAACTGTTGTGGGGAAACGCGGGATTCTGGAGTCGCTTCCCGCATGGCCTTCATGGCTGCGCTTTCTCCAACTACGTTTTGCCCTTCACTAACGGGCATGTACCAGTCAGCGGGCTTACCAGCATCATATGCCGCTTGACGGTCTTGCATCGTCTCTTGGACAGCGGGACCACCACGAGAAGTTCCTGCTCGCTCTCTAGCAGTCGCCAACTTCTGAAGTCCGGTGATCTTCGCTTTCTTCGTGGCCTTCTCAGTAGCACGTTCGATACCGGGCATGAAACCCGGAGCACTACCTGCCAAGGGCGGGGGTGCGCCACGTTCCCGCATTAACTGCTCTTCAGACTTAGCGGGGCCAACGACCTTGTCGACATCGAATAACTGGCCCTGATTAGGATCGGCCTTACCGCTCTCCATCAAACCGTGCTTGGCAAGGACGGCTTCCCAACGAGGAGCACGCTTTGCTTCGCGGGGAGAAATGCGACCAGTCTTACGTCCCTTTAGACGGCCTTGATAAAAACCCGGTTCCATACCAGCGTCAGCCATCGGACTGCTTCTTTGCTCGCCTAGCCTTGGCCTCAGCCTTACGATCACGACCGGTCTTGATCTTCTCCCAAGCCGGATCGCCCTTGAAGTTGCCGTGAGAAGAAGCCCACGCAGCGTCAAACAGGTCGGGGTTGCGGCCTCCCTGAGAAGCACCGGGGACGTAGTACGGGTACTTGCGCTCCCCAACGAACTCACCGCCACGGATCAGGCCAATGGATTCTTGATTAGCCTCAGCGGCGGCGAGGCGTCCGGCCTCACGGGTGCTCTTACTCCGCGTAGAGAACGCCTTCGACACGTCAAGCGATTGACGGGGGGGAGAATCCCCGGGCCAACCACCGAGGTACACGTCAGGCTCAGCAAGCGCCGCATGACGCTCAGGAGTCTCAACGGCGAATCCTCGGATGTCTTCTCCGGTTAGAGCCGGATCGGCTGGAAAGTCAGCAAAATGGCCCTTGTAGCCACCGACCATGTCGACATTGCCCGAGGGGCTGGTTCCCTGACCGGGGCCAGCCACTTTAACACTGAAACCACCAGCGGCCATGTCCTCAGCGACCTTGTTGAATTGCTGTTCGTTAATCACGGGTCACCTCCGACAGTCCTCTGCGGACTTCATAAAGCAATAGCGTCGATATCTAAGCGAGACGAGTGCGTAGGGGGCCACAGGCAACGGGAGGTCTTCAGTGCCCGTGAGGTTGTCCTGTGACCCGTCTACAGCAACGTCAGCGCCAGTAGCATCGCCAGCGGCGGCGACGCCATTACTAGCAGGTGCGGCTGTTGCGCCGCCTTCCATCAGCCGTCGACGCGAACGGGATTCGGGCGGTTCATGTGCATACCCGAATTGACCGCCATCTCGAACTTCGGCATCGAGTCACCAGCGACGGTGCCGGTCACGAAGTCCGAAAGCACGCCGGGAGCCTCGATCCACGAAGCCGAGCCAACGTGGGCACGCTCGCGCATCGTCTGCTCCGGGTACTTGTAGAACATCTCCGGGTTGTTGTGGTTCATGCGAGCCGGGGACGGAGCCGTGTCGGCGTAGGCGCCCTGCCCGAAGTCATTCGGAACGTCGGTGTCAGTCGCAACGCCCTCTTCAAAGCGGAGCGGACCCTTGTTACCCGGAACGCTCGGGGCCATCGTACGTTCAAAGACGTTACGCATGGCCTCGGGATACGGATTCTGCGGGGCGATGGTCGGATTCATGTCCATAAGGTAAAGACCTCCATATGAGTGCTTATGAAGCCATAGTAGCACTCGGCCATATGGCGATGTCCGTTTATTCGTCTTAGTCGAAAAACGGATTCTCGTACACTGTAACAGTCGGCATAACGTCCTGAACCGTCATTGCGCACGCAATCGCTAAAGAATCCGGGTAATCGTCAAATGCCCCGCGCTCATCCGGGGCGGCTGCGAGCAGGTACGGACCACGGTTTACCTTTTCCAGTTCTCCCATCTGCTGGTTGAACTTGCGCCACCGCTTTGTGCGGCGAGCCTTACTGTGACCGGGGACGATCAACTGATCACGCTGGATCAACTGGGTAAGGTGAGTCCACCGTTCATTCTGTGCTTTCGCATCTGATGAAACGGAGATGACCTCGATTTGGGGGAGAAGAATCTGAAGGCGCTCTGCAACGGCACCTCCAACACCCTGCGCGTCCACCCCGATGCGGTATACGTCATAGTTACGTAGAAAATCGATGATCTCAAAGTACTGCGTCTCCCATTCGACATTGTTGATCTCGTGCCAGTTCAACACACGGTGCTCAAAGAACCCGAAGGGGTCTGGGTGGTCCCAGTCAACCCACACGGGAGTAATCACAGTCGAGTCGTTGGTACGGGCAACGTCGATACCAACGACTATTGGAGTCTTCCACCACTCTGACACCAGCGGCATACTCGGGTCGTACAACCGGTCCAACCGGTCCTCGGACACGAACATGCCCTTCTCCAACATCCACCGGTTGCAGTACGACATCTGGAACTCATCGGAGTCCTCACCAATACGTAACTTCTCTTTAGAAATGAAGTCGGCGTAGTTTTTGTTGTACTTAGCCGCTGTCTTCCAATCGTATTCGTGGTGGTGAACCTTGTGGGTGCGCCCGTTAATGTCACGCCGTTTGTTGTACTGGATGGCATTGTAGAAGTACGACTTGTAGCGCTGGGCTGTACCGCCCAAAACGATGCTCCCGTTGTTCCACGCAAGCATGGGCTTGATCGACTTGGCGATCATCGTCTCGTCGGCTTCCTGAGCCTCGTCGATAAAGGCGAAGTGATACGTCTTGGACTCAATCTTGGCCTTGGGGTTACAGGTCTGCATACGGCAGAGAGAGCCGGACTTCTTCAGCGTGATGATCTTGCCCTTGCCTCGGCTACCGCCAGCAGTGGCCTTGTCGTCGATCTCTGGGTCGAGCAGGAAGTCCATGGCGTGATCGCTGGTCAACTTGCTGACCACGCGCCCGAACACGGTGTCTGCCTGATCCTCGGTGGGGGCGAACACTCCGACCCAGAAGCCCTTCTCAAACTTACTGAGCCACGTGGGGTACACCTTGGCGAGGCGGGGCAGGATGACCATCAGTCCAGCAATGATGTTAGAGATCACCTCAGACTTACCGCTCTGACGAGTAGCGATAAGCGTCTTCTCTTCACCGTCTCCAAGAACGATGGATTCGACGATGCTCTGGGCGATAGGTAACTGGTAGGGGAAAAACTCCGTATCGCAGAAGGTCTGAATGAAGACTAGAAGTTTGGTGACGAGATCGTCGACGAACTCTTGAGTAGTTTCATCTAACTCATCCTCAAGTTCAGCGAGGGCGTCCTCGTATTCCTGAGCCGCCTCTTCAATGGGGTCCAGAGTCTCCATACGTATGAAACGCTATCACACCGATATGCGGTCTTCGATAACAGACCACAGTGCAACCATTGCGTCAACGCAAAGTGTCACATCTTCAGACGGGCCATCGTGGAAACGCCAGTTGTCAATCGCTTGGTGAAGCGCAATGGCAACGGACTCCATGTGGTCACCGGTCATGTGCGGCTCAAGGCTGCGAGCACGCTTCATGTACGCGAGATCGATCTTGCGGACAGCATAATCATCCATTTTTGCCCCAATTTCTTAACTCAGCGGTGGCGACATCCATATCACGACCGTCTACCTGATCCAGCAGGTTCGACGCACGCCCAGTGAGAACGCCGATCTGGAAAGTGTACCTACCAGCACGAAACTGTATACCCGTACCCCTCCACCACGGGGGCGCGGTCTGGCGCATGAACGCCCGAGTTATTACTCTCATCCCACGCACGCCGTTGTTTCTGGTTATCCAGTATAGACGTACACTTTGCAGGTACTGGATGCGGTTCATGGTGTCCTTGAATAACAGATAGGCACCAATCGCACAGGCCGCAACAATTGCCAGCCACAACATATTCTGCTCCTTTAAAAACGGTTGCCATCGAAATACAGTTCTAACTCATCCTCGGTGGCTGGATGGTACGGGAAGTTATTCAACACCGAGTTAACGTATTTACCAAGTGAGTCTGATTGAACGAACTGCATGTAGATCGGTGGGGGAATCTGCTCGTACACGTAGGCAAGGCCGAGGTTCCTACCGAGTTTGATGAACTTCACGCACAACTTCATCTCTTCATAGTCGTAGCGCACGGCGGCGATGCGTGACGATGCTACATATTCCCACTCGGTGATGCCCTCAACGCGACCCGAGGAGACAGCGCCGACCTCGATCTCAGCGAACTGTCGACTGTAACTCTTAGCGAACTGACCCCGCTTGTTTCGGTAACGACCTTGTGCGTCCTGCCAGACTTCCATTTATTCCTTATCCAAATGCCATTCGATGTGATGATCGAGCCGTGTGTCGATCTTGTCGACCTTCTTATCTATCGACTGTAGCATCTTGGAGTTGCGGTCGTGATCACGGTTGTTCTCTCTCCGCGTCTTCTCAATGAGAAGGGCCAGCAGACCACCGGGGGCGAGGACAGTAGCGAGGATGCCGAGCCAATTCATCAGACGGTCTCCAGAGCGGTCGTGACGCCGTCAGAGTCCATCGGGGTGATGTTGTCGTACGTCGACACCGTCAAGGTGCCGTAGACGACGACGGTCTCAGCCAGAGGCGTCGAAGTGAGTAGGGCAGAGCGGCTAATCGTGGCGACGAGGTCCCAATTGTAGGTGCCGTCTGCCAGCCACTCCGTGTTAGCGGGAGTCATGGACAGCAGGATGCCGCCCTCGGAAGTAATCGTCACGGGGATTTGATAGGCAGTGTCACCGATCTTGACGCTGGCGGCTGCTTCGACTGGAACCCGCTTACGCCGCGTGCGGCGATCCTTGACGATGATCAGGCGCTCCCAGACCTCGCCTCGGGTGACCGTGTAGTTCATCTCAGTCTTTTTCATTGGGCCTGCACTCCCCGCCGTCGCAACAACTATCCCGCTGCCCGCACTGTCGGCACTTGTAGTGCGCGTGTTCGGGGACCATCGGCCCTCCGCACCATTCACACTGTTCCATGCGGACCTCCTCAAGGCGGGTGTACTTATTATGGCTGATCGCAACCATCCCAAGTAGGAAATAGCGGCCCCCTTTACATTTTCTTGGGGGGGGTACTTGACAGGTCCGGTAAACTGGAAACTTGTAGAAGGTGGTCAAGGGGGAAGAGGTTCCCG